GGCCCTGGCCTTCGCCTGGGCGCGCTGTTGCTGCGCCGAGGGCTTGCGCCACTGCCCATTCTTGGCACGCGGCATAAATTCGGGAGATGAAACTCCACAAGAGAGACGTGTTTATAACGTGACGAGTCACGGTTTTGGGTATATGTGCGTTGTAAAACTAACGCGGAAGAACGAGCTATCTTGCTCGCGTTGGTGCCCAGGCCCCCACTGAGGAGGTCTTTCACCTTGCAAAAGGCTGGGGGTCCAAAGGTACTCACAGATCGGCTTCGGGGTCCAAATTCATCGGGATAACCCCATCAAGACTCCAACCCATCTCCTCACACATTGCGTTGAACTGCGTTCTCTCCGCATCACTGTGACGCAAAGCAAACAAGCAGCCCGCTAAGGCTTCGTATGAAGGGGGGAGGTTCGGATCGGGGAAGGTAAGCGCAAGGCGAGCAAGCATCTTCGTGAGATTGAGGAAGCGAGCATGCCAACGGGAACCATCGAAAGTGAACTCGTGGCTCGTGAAAGAAACCGGGCCCTCGGGAGGTGCCGAGGTGACGCCCTTGGAACGAACACCCGTCGCGGCGGATGCCTCCACGGTCATGAAATCGGCGACGAGGTCGTCACCAACCGCAGCAACACGCTGGGCACCCGCGTAGATAGCGAGGAGGGCGCGAACGAAGGAATTCTGAGCAGAAGTGGTAGAAACGCCGGAACCGGTGATGCCAGCCTTCTCGATCTGAACGAGGCTGGTGCCAAAGGCAACCACGTGGGCGGTGTTGCAAACGGCCTCGCACCACTGCATGCGCTCGAAGGTTTCCCTGTTGGGACCAACGTACAGCTCACAGCGGCGGCGGGCGTCGAGATACAGCGAGGCACGGGAGACGCTAATGTCCCAGCCTTGGGCATCCTCATCCACAATGGTCCCTGCGGAGCCAATGTGCTGGAGAATCTTCCCGAAGCGCTGGATGCCATCATCGTCGTGGCCAATGCCAATGCACGCCATGGTTTCCTTGCCGGTCTCATCCGACGTCTGATACTGCTCGATGTCTTTCTTGTCCTGCAACTTGCTTGTGAGGCATGTGCAGAGGGAGTCAACAAGAGAGGCTGCCCAAATGAGCCGCCACCTCTTCGAAGCGATCTTCTTAGCCCCGTGAGGCTCGCCCTTGATGAAAAGGACACGAGGGTCGGACAAACCATGACGCACGAGCTCAGCTGGGGTCATGTGGTTCATCGTCTCGTGCCCCCACGCAAGGCGGAGGAGGGTACGACAGCGGGCCAGGTACGAGGCAATCTGCTTCCCATCGGGGGTTTGCCACACGCACTTGGCGCCGGGACGGAACATCCCGCTCCAACCAGCGGACTTGGTGCCATCGAAAGAATCGAGGATCTTGTGAATGCCTTCGTGGAAGTGTTGAAAGTACGCCCGCTCTGTAGGGGTGTACGTCGACACGACGCGATCAAAGGCCAATTCCACGCGATCTAAATCGAGGGGACCGTTGCAGGACGCGCTGCCAAGCTGGCCAACGAGCGAATCCATGATCTCTGTGGTGGTGCCACCGGGAGCAATGAAATTCTCCATGGGGACACCATGCTTTGCACAGGCATCAAGGAAACGCTTGGTGAGCTTCTTGGTCGCCTTCTTGGGGCCCCCGATGCCATTGAATTTGGCGTATTCTGAAGCCATGGGTCTGCCCTGGGAGTCATCAACAAGGGGGCTGTGGTCCCTCAACTCCTGAACCTGGCCGGAGGCCACGTACTGCCGGTATCGTGCAAACTCGGGCGAAGACATGAAGTCGCTCGGCGTGTAACCAGAGCAACTCCAGACTGCCGGGTCATCAGACGTCAGCAAGGTGGAGATAGGGGGACAGTTGCCCTCCGTGAGAGGGATAGGCTCCTGAGCCGTGCCAGCGGGCGCGAAACGGCCGCCGTACAAGTCCTGGAGAGGCTCCAGAACTGAGGCAAGCCTGACGCATTCCGCGTGGGCGATGGGGGGGTG